TGCGGACACCATCGAATCGAATGCAACGGCTTTCGTGAAATGTCTTACCGATCGCTTGCTGCACGCCTCCGGACACAGATGTGATGATGCGATACGTCTCTGGCTGACCGTACTTCGGCTGAAATGGATCCGCGTACTTGGTCATCACCTCAATTTCGTGTCGATGCAGAACCGTCAACCAATCGATCGACTTGATTCGATTATCGTTGAGCGGTACCGCAGGGTCGGCGCCATCATTTGCACCGAGCAGCACAACCGCCCCGCCGTAGAGACGAGCCCAAACGATCGCTTCAGTTACAGCGTCTTGAGCCCCGAGGGACTGGAGCGATTGCAGTGCTTGCTTCCCGACATCTTTGTCGGCATTGACCTTGATCCACTTACGCGTCTGTTCGTTGGCTGGGAGGTCACAAATGCGTCGAGCAAGTCCATCCCCCGCGTACATGTCTTCGAGTTCGCTCTGCGATAGCTTGTCTGGTGATTGGATTTCAGATGCAAGCCGCTTGTCGGTCGAGCGTATGCCTAGGCCGGTAAGGACATTCCCCCATCCATCATATCGTGTGTCGACCGCATCGGTGCGTGGATCCATCGCGGGCATCGTGCATGTGCGAGGCGCACACGATCGAGGTGATCATTTGATCACTCACATTGTGGCGAGCTGCTCCACGATGCTCGCGCCAGTGCCATATCGGTAGTTCAAATACTGCGTCGCTGAGTCAACCTGATCAGCATAGGTCCCGTTTGGAAACGCCGCGCATTCCTCGATGAATCCACGCACCCACGGAACAAGCGCAGGGTGCGGCAAGTATGCGTTGCCCGATTTGATGGATGGCGAGCAGGCATTAGCTCGTGACTCTTTCCCGCCTTTTGGGTCCACGGGGATGAGCCCGGGGATTTCGTTCTGAAGCGTCGACATCACCGCCGGACCGTTGGCTTTGTCTTCGACGAGTTTGCCTAGCGCTTGCGGCCACTTCATCGTCATTGCTCTTACCGCATCGATGCTCACGGTGAAGTCCATTTTGTCCCGCATCTGATCGAGCAAATACGAATTTGCGTCTCGCTCGGCCCACACTTGCCCAACGACGTAGGCCGAGCCTTTCGTGTCCTTGAAAGCCATGTCCCAGCTCTGCATGTACTGAAAGAGCATCTCGGGGAGCTCAACCTGCTCACACACATGAAACGAGCCGTCAATCTTCCTCACGACCTCTTTGGGTGGTGGAGTCGATCCGCGCGGGTACCAGAACCGCCACCACTCGCGTTTGAGGATCATGCCCTCGGAAGGCGCAGGCCGCTGCTGGTATAGCGATGACCAAACACGCTCGGTCGTCGATGCTCTGATTTTCTTGAGGCGCTTCTCGGGAAACTTATCCGGCCACAGCGCCTCACCTTCCTGGCGGGGATCGTAATCGGTTGGTGGCCCTTCCTTGATTGCCGGGAAGCTGATCACTACCCACTGATCTGCCTCGCTGTCCGCTGCCGATCGCGCGATGAGACGGCCTGCAAGATCATCCTCATGCCAGCGTGTGAGGGTGAGCAAGATCCCTTGGGGGCAATCCTCAAGTCGGGTGTATAGCGTCGACGTGTACCACTCCCAGAGCTTCTCACGATACGTTGGTGAGTCAGCCTCCTCTTGGTTCTTGGTTGGGTCGTCTATGACGGCGAAGTTTCCACCCTTGCCCGTGAACGGTCCACCCACTCCAGCGCAGGCGTAGAATCCTCGTTTTTCGACAACCTCGAACATGTCCGAGTTGCGAAGCCACGAACCAGGCACGGTGCGGATGTTGGATGTGTTCAGGCATGTCTCAGGAAAGACAAGGCGATACCGGTCACTGTCGATGATGCGCTGAGCATCGCGGTTCATCAGCCGAATGAGATCCGCGCCATACGATGCAGCCAAGACCGCAGCATTTGGGTTTCGTCCCAAGATATACGGGGGCAAACAACGGGAGACGAGTTCACTTTTCCCGTGACGAGGTGCCGTCTGGATGATCAGCCGCGTGATATCTCCGCGCACGAAGGCATCGATCGCAAGACACATCTTTCGGTGGTGCCAATTCACTCGGTAGCGCGGTCGGACGAACGTGACGAACTTGAGGTAGTCGGTGCGTGCGTCAACAGCCAGCGCTTCCATCCTTTCCCGTTCGGACTCGCGATCCGAAGCGGACAATGATGCGAGTCGACGCCGTTCTATCTCCGCATCGAGCTGCTCAAGCGTCGGTAGGCTTAGAGAGCTTCGTGACGATGTCGCGAAGGCCATGCAGCTCCTCTTCGCTTAGATTCTTGAGTTGTTCTGGTGTGACTGCGGCGCCGAAGAATGGGATAGCTGCCCCGCCCGGTCCACTGTGTTCGTGTCTCTCGCATCGAGCCCACCTATCAGGCTGCCTACGCTCAAGTCGCCACGCGCATGCTTGCCATTGTCCAGATCTCCCAGCAGCCCTAAGCACGTTGAGGTCATCGCGCTCAGCCTTTGCGCGCGCCTTCTTGATCTCTCGCGAAAATCGCACTGCACGCGCAAGCCCGTCACTCGGTTCGGTGTCTTGGTCGATAGCCATGCGCCTGAGCTCATGGATCCCATCGCGCATAAGATGCCGAATGCTGTGTATGCTGACGCCTTCAAGATCCGATGCGGTCTCGATGTAATTCCCGGCAGCGACATGTTTGGCGATGCGCGCGAGAATGGCCTGGGTCAACTCAATGGGTCGCCCGACCTGCCCTTTGCCTCGACCACGCCGCACAACCGGCCTTTTCGCTCTCTTCTTGATGACATTCTTCTTGGTGCTCTTCATGGCTCGTCTCGCATCGCCATCGCCATCGCCATCGCCACTTGGCCCTCGTCCGTGATGCGTATTGCACGGGCGGTCGCTATCTCTCGCAGGATCAATCCCTTCTTCTGCAATGTCTTCAGATGCTCAATCATTCCATTGGTCGATGCAACGCCAAGTTTCTCGCACAACTCGCGGACCGATGGCGGGTATCCATTGCTCTTGATTGAGCTGCTGATGATCGACAAGATCTGCCGCTCTCGGTCCGTGCACGTCATCGCGATAGCTCCAGTCGGCATACTCGAAACGTACCGCGTTTGTAGTGTTTGTTCTCGTGTTCCCCGCCGAAGAGCATCACTATCGTGTCGCGGTCCGAGCCATCTGTTGGCGTCCCGTCGGGCATATCGAAGTTGATGCGCCTGTCCGGAACGTAGACTGTGCCCCTGATTGCGAGCTCGTGATACCAGACTTGCGAACAACCCACCGGACCGATGATGCACGAGCGCACGCCCAATTCGGCCTGTTTGACGGCCTGCACCAACGGCGGGGACATGTTCTCGAACTCGGGGTTACCGAACGTCGCGTCAACCCACGGCTGGACGCATCCGTCTTGCTCGCGTGTGTAGAACTCATCACAGAGCGCGTTGTTTTTATCTGCGAACGCGTCAAGCAAAAACGGGCCGAATCGCTGATTGATCTGGTCGAATAGCCACATGGGCGTTCGTCGAGATTGTATGTGTGGGGCTTTCGCATTTCTGTGTCGCTCATCGACCAAACGCTGCACCGTGTGCGAGTCTGGCGAAGCCCCGCCAACAATCTCTATCGCCCGCTCGATGATTTCCTGTTGCTCCTCAGGAGGCAGACCAACGAGGGGTCGGATCGCTCGCTCGCTGATCCCAGAAATGGGAACCATGGTTCCCAAATTCTGCACCACGCCAGCCGCACCTATGAGCTGATTTGCCCGCCTGCGTGTCCATCCCCACACGTCGCTGCAATAGAGCTCAAAAGTATCGTGCGTCTCGCGATAGAGCCGCTCATCTCGAATGGCGAGCAATGCCAATCCGACATCGACAAATGTGTCAATTCCACGCCGGATCGTGGATTCAAGATCTGCCCGGCGTTGACTCGTCTCGACGATCAATTTCATGGCGCCAACAAAAGGCCGGAATACGGAGTCAGAGTGATCTCTACACGCGGGTCGATCGGGTCATAATGCCGATCGCTCCCGTTGTGCGTCCGCACCTGCACGTCGTCCTCAATCACTCCTGCATGCATCTTGCACCCTGCCTTGCATTTGGGACCGCACGCCTGCATTGCGTCTTCTGGACCTTGGTATAAATTGCTCGCATCGGTGAGCCTTTTTGTCGGCAAGTAGCTAACGATCGATGCGTTCAGCTCGACGTATCGCGGTATCGGGACAGCGAAAACCCCGCACCACTGACGACGCAGCTGAAGCACAGCATCTTGCATGTATTGTTTGGCTTTTGGGGTAAGGCCAATACTTGAATGCCCGGCAAACTGTATCACCTGCTTTGCGCGCTTGAACGAGATTGGGGGCCCACGAATGATGAGGCGCAGCTCGAAGTTGCGGAGGTCGTCGAAGTGCCACCCGAGTGTGTGCTCGCGCCTATGGCACATAACCGCCTTTTCGACCTGCATGACGCCTCCTAGCTAGTGCGCCGAGACAGTTGCCGAGGCTTCCTTGTCCGCCGCGCGGACGAACTCGAACCCAGCCTGTTGTGGTTCGAACTCGACCTTGATCGTTTGGCCAACCTTCGTGGCCAACTCGCTGATCAACGCAGCCTTATCGACACCGATCGGGATCCGAACACGGACGACGACGCGCGCCTCGCCGTCAACCGTACGGATACCCAGCAGCTCGGGTTGCTCGCTGATGTTCTGACCGGCGATTTTGATGCGGTGCTGCTCGTACACCACGCGATGGCCAGGCTTGATGCTGTCGACCAGGAATGAGAACGAATTCCCACCATCCTTGTCGTTTTCCATGACACGCATAGTGGCGAACGCCAGCGCCTCAAACTCCTCGCCAAACTTCGATGCGTCTTCGCGTTTCACTCCGATGTCGAGATCGACCGATGCCTCTCGCCCATCATGTGTCTTGTTGCGTTTGATTTGGAACCCGACGATATCCGCTGCTGTTTTGAGTATGATTTTCATGCCTTCTCCTGTGTGTTTTTGTTGAAGGTGCCAAAATTGGCTTCTAAGCTCGTTTCGTTACCTGCCCGGTAGGTTGGTACCGCCTTGACCCTGTACGTCGATTTGCGCCCCTGTTCTGTCGGTTTGGCGGGGTGTCCCTGCGCATTCCTCGGTGCGCCCCAACTCCTGTTGCTCTTCTCGGAACAAACACCCGTGGCAGATCCCACCTCGATGCGGTCGCTCGCTCTCGACACGCACCGAGCGGAACAGATGCATGCACAGCCCGACCTCTTTGTGCGGCCTCCGCATCGAGTGCACGTTACCCATCGTGATGTGGCAAACGCCCTTGTCGTCGTACAAGTAAGCCTTCATGCTCACGCCACCCGCTGGTTGTAGAAACTCACACACTTGGCGTTCCACCCAATCTCGATGACTCCGGTCGGCCCATTGCGTTGTTTCGCGATGATGACTTCTGCGATGTCCTGCGGCTTTTTCGCGTCGTAGTACCCATCTCGATGCACGAACAGAACGACATCCGCGTCCTGTTCGAGCGACTTGCTTTTACGCAAATCACTCAAACGCGGCCGCTTCTGCTCACGCGCCTCCACGCCTCGATTTAGCTGCGCAAGGACAAGCACCGGGACGTCGAGTTCTTTCGCGAGCCCCTTGAGCCCGAGAGATATTTCGGCCACCTCGCGCTCACGATTCTGCTCACGCTTCGCTGGGCGAACGAGCTGCAAGTAATCGACCACAATCAGCCCAAGACCGTGGCGCGCTTTGCACGATCGAGCATGCGAGCGGATATCGAGCACGGTCACGTTCGACGCGTCGTGTACAAGCATCTTGCGCGTGTCGAGCTTCCCAGCTGCGTCGGAGATCCGTGACCACTCGTCAGCCCCAATCTTGCGCGGTCGTCGCAGCAATTGGCTGTCGATGCGAGCAACACTCGCGAGAAGTCGCTGCACGAGCCCGCGGTCTTTCATTTCCAGGCTGCAAAAAAACGTCATCACGTCGGCGTGCAACGACGCATGCCGCGAGATTTCAAGCGCGAAAGCCGTCTTGCCCATCGACGGCCGTCCGGCCAGAACAATCAAATCCCCCGACTGAAACCCGCACAGTTTTTCGTCGAGCCCGTAGAATCCGGTCGGCACGCCGAATTTGTCTTCGCTCGACTCCGATTCGACAGACAATCGCGAGAACTCGGCCCGTATCAGCGTGGAAAGTGTGTACGGCTCTGTCTGGCTTCTCGATGTCACAATGCTCGAAATGCTTTCGGCGACGGAGTCGATTACGACGCCTATCGGCGTTTCGAGGTCGTTGGCTTTCTGCACTGCGACAGCGGCGGCCGTGATGAGTTGGCGGCGACACCAGAGCTCGCGAACAATCCGCGCGTAGTGCGGAAGATTCGCAATGGTCGGCACACTCGCCGCCAACTCGCTGACTGATGCCGCACCACCGGCGAGTTCGAGTTTGCCATTCGCGCGAAGTCGGATCGTGACCGTGAGCGCATCGACCTCGGTCGACTCCTGGTACAGCTCCAGGCAAGTCGAGAAAATCGCGACGTGGCGTGCGTGGAAGAATGCGCTTGGTTCGATTTCGGCGTACACGGCCACCGCATCCGGCGAGTCGTTTCCGCCGACCATCAACGAGCCGAGCACGGCTCGCTCTGCGTCGGAATCGCAGATCTGGTTGCCAGCTGTCGCCACTAGCGATCCCCGCCAATCGCCGCTTTTTCGGCATCCGTGAGCAGGTACGGCGGCGTCAAATCTTCGCCGGGTTTCAGTGGCTTTCCTCCGTGCCGGATGTTGATTGGAACAGGGAGAAATGCGCAGTTTCGTGTTGCGCTGCGGATACCATCCTCGACCGCTTCGATGGGCAGATCGTCGAGCGCTTCCCAGTACGCTTCGAGGCGCAGTTCCGAAAACGCGGCGTCGAACACTAACGCCATTTTTTCAATCGCATTCGCAAATCGTGCTTTATCGCCTGGATTCATTGCTACTCCTGTTCAGCCACCGCCGGGTGGCCGCTTTCGTTGTTTCATGCTTTGCTTGCGAGCTTCGTTTTCCGGGACCGGATGGTCGATCGCGTTCACGCGAGATCACGGCGAGCACGTACGCGGCACGAGAGGCCTTCGACTCAACGGCCCGCTGGATGGCAAAGTCGGCTTCGAGCGCAGAGACCGGGTGCAGAGCGCTGAACGCCGCGTGGTCTCGCGGGGATGCTGTGGTTTGGATCCCAGCATCGGCGACACGGTCGAAGAACTCACTCGCCGTATAGTTTGATTTTTCTGGCGAATAAGAAAACAAGGAATCGCGCGTAGTGCGCTTCTTCTGGAATGATGAGTTATTAGTTTGTAAAGCAGTAGTAGATTCTACTGCAGTAGATTCTTCATGATCCTGTTCCTGTTCCTGTTCTTGCTCCTGCTCCTGCTCCTGCTCCTGCTCCTGATTCGCCATACTCTTTCGAGGTGGTTCGGGTAATGCTTTCGCAAACCCTTCCGCAAACCCTTTACCTAACCATTCGATATACTCTTTCAAACACAGCCAGGCATGGTGTTTTAGGTCGCATTCGGGTAGCTCGTCCCAGGTTGCCCTCCAGCTCTTCACAACGTTTGGGTTCTCTGGTTGGTTGTATTTGACTGCGTTCGGGATCCACACCAACCGCGATTCGAAGTCGGCTTTGACCAACCCTTCCGCTAACAGTTCCCGAAACCCTTCACGAAACCCTTCCAGTGGCCAACGCAGGTCGTCGGCCAGCGTCGCCTCGCTCACCTCAAACAGCCCCGGGATGTTTGTCGTGTGCTTGCATGTCAGCAGATACAGCCACAGATACTTTCCACATGGCTGAGGATCGGACAGACGCCTGACCTTCTCATCGCTGTGTATTCGGACGTCGATCTTGCGGTATCGAGCCATTTACTCCTCTGGTGATGTCGTCTTCTGTGGTTTGTTTGTTCGCTTTCGTTTTTTCTGCGGCTGCGGCTCGGCATAAAGGTCTGCCACCGTCACACCGAGGGCGCGGGCGATTGCTTGGAGGGTGGAGTACCGGGGAGAGGAGACACGACCGGTTTCAATCATCTTCAAGGATGTCACACCGATATCCCGACTAAGCGCGGCTTGGGACATACCCCTGTCAGCGCGGAGACGGCGGATGTTGTCGGAAAGAATGGTCATGCCATGTTGGTAAATTGAGTTTACGGTCGATGTCAAGGGGAAAAGAAAACTCAGTAGAGCTGGGCTTAGCTCGATCAAGATGATTGAATCCGGCAAATCAGCCGGAAGCGCACAAGCGCTTTTAGCGATCGCAGAGGTGCTTGATGTTGATATTGGAGATAGAAAATCGAGGTTGCATTGCCCGGCCCCCGCAAGAACTCGCGGTATAGAATCACAAGCAGAGGCTCTCGCTACCGCTATTTAGTCGCCCATCACGACCGATCCAGCATAACCAAAAACTCGACCGCCGCCAGGAACCACCGATAGCCTGATCCCCTCACTACGGGGGGCTGATGGGTGGGCAGACCGGTCGAGCGGTTGGCCGCAGAGATCCGACGCCGAGCCGACGCCGCTGGAGTCCCTCACCACAATGTCTGCGAAATAGCGCGGGCGCTCGGTTACCGGGTGCTCCGCGCGCCCGATCTCGCGCATGCAATCAACGACGAGTGCCAGCTCGTCAAAATCCGTACCAGTGTGGAGTTTGAGCGCGCGATGGATGCGGTCGCAGATGGCCTTGTTGATCCAGGTAAATTCACCTTACGAATTTATTGACACCGCAAGTAAAGTGTGTTTACTATTAGATCATCAGGAGGCAGGCACCATGAAGACACAAACCCAAACAATCGAAGTTCTCGCAGACGCACTCGTATTCGGCTCCCCCGTCGACGAAGCCCAGTTGGCGGCTGACATCGTGGTCGACGGGATTCTCGGTGGTCAGTTCATCGATGAGCCAGCGAACGACGACGCCTAAAGCAAAGCGACACACGAACACGACACGACATCAAGGGATTGGTCATGCAGAAGCACACACTCAATACACCGATCGAGTCACGAACGTACCGACGAGTGCTGCACAAGTGCCAGGGGACAGCGGCACTCGTCGGACTCAACGGAAAAGAGGTCTCACCGGCGACGCCATGCGGGATGCCGTGGACACAGATTCCAGCACACGCCCAAACAACAATGCTTCGCGATATCGTTGGCCACGCGAACATGGGACTCATCGACCAATCGGCAGCGGTGCATACGTGGACATGCACCTGCGGGCAGTCGATACAAATCGTCCAGATTGGTGACCGCGTGTTGTCTGACGCGGACACGACAATCCTGCTGGTCGGGCGAGGGGGTGTGCGATGAGCGCGAACCCACACTTCTCGGCTGCGATATCACGACTTCAACGGGTACAGTCGATATCTCCGGAGTTAATCCGATCTACTGCGCGTGACCGACTGGCTCACCCGGATGACGAAACAGCCTGCCGCACGGTCACGACGTGCCGCGAGACGGCAGAGCAGCTCAGTCGCGCCGGTTTGCGATTGGACAAGCTTCAGCAGCGCTTGAGGGCAACCACGGTATCGCATGCCCCGAAAGAGTCGGACGCAATCGAGGTCGCGAAGGCGATCATGCTCGAGGTGTCCAAATACCTCGACGCTTCGGCGCGCGCGGCCACGTGCCTCGAAGATATTCACGCCGGGCTTGGCGAGGTACAGGCAACCATTATTGAGGCCATGGCTCAGGTGGAGGGCATGATCAAATGATCAGGACCCAACGAAACGGGAACCGTGGTTCCCAAAAAAGCCACAGGAAGTGCAGCAAGTGCTGCTGTAAGTACGACTCGGGCGCTTGGATGGCTCTGCCCTCGATCGCCGTCGATGAGTATCCCGCTGACGCCTTCGGGCCAGCACAGCGAAACGTGTGGCGGAAATGCCGTTGCGGAAACTCACTCGTGATTGATTTCCTGGATCCGGAGTGGGCTTATTTCGCGGCATCATGTGTCCTGATCGCCAGTCTCGTTCGGTACTTTAGTTCGAAGAGCGCGGTGGCAAAATGAGCGGCTACCCCCTGCCTGGCGAAATCGACGACTTCGAGCTCGACGCGAAGATACTTGCGGCGAACGATGCGTGTGAGCAGCTCGAAGTGTCGCGCTCAGAGTTTATTGCGAGAATCGAATTCTGTGTTTCCGAGAAGCTATCTGACGCTGACAAGCTTAGACAAATAGAGTCGATAGTATCTGAATACAATGGTCTCAGGGATAGTTTGATGGGGTTTAGGTAGCCGCATGGTGCGGCTTGTCTGGTGTCCCGGGTTTGCTGTCACAAACCAAACCACACCGAGACGGTGGGGCACCAGACATTCTTTCGACAAGTATCTCTGCGCTCTGCTGGACACCCGGCGCAGAGAGAACGGCGCCGGGTGGTAATTCAATCCCTTGATGCCACCCGGCGCTAACTGACGAGGTAGCTATGTCGGAACTCAAGATATCAGGGAGCAAGGCGGACACGGCCATTGAGTGCTCTGGCTCTCTTGTCGCGAGCAATGTGTCGCACAACCCAAACTCGCCAGAGGGGCGAGAGGGAACAGCGAAGCACGAGGCGCTGGCGTACGTCGCGCGCGGCGAAGAGCCACAGATTGATGCTATCGCCGAAGCCTACGAGATAGATGTCGACGACCTTGCGTACGCCATCGCGGCTGGGAAAAAGGCGTGGGGCGAAGTCGCCCGATGGTTCCCCAGCGTGATTACCGAGGTGGAGGTGGATGGGCCCGTCACGCGCGGTACCGCCGATGTTTTGTGTGATGCGCCGGGGTCGCTGGCTATCCTCGACTGGAAGACTGGGTACTCAGGCGATGAGCACAAACACCAGCTCATGGCCTACGCTGACGCTGCCCGTGAAAAATACGGAATGCCGACGGGCGGTGTGATCTATGGCTTCGAGGTGTGGCTGAGGCTGGGAGAATTCACCACTCACCACTTCAGCGAGAATCAGCTGAACGGCTTTCGTTCGCGGTGTGCTGAGCAAATCAAGCGGGCGTCTGGCGAGCACCCACAATACGCCGCTGGCGCTCACTGCAAGTTTTGTCCACGGGCAACACAATGCGAAGCGCGAGATGAATACATGCGCGCGACGACCACCGCTATCGCGGAGTTCAAGGATCCGACAGCGGCCGTCACGCGCGCCACGATCGGCGCGCTGTACGAGCGATCGAAGCTGCTGCACCGCGCGCTCGCCGAATACGACAAGCTGCTCGACGCCGAACTCGTTGATGGCCCTATCGCCCTGGCCGACGGCCGCATACTTCGACTTAAGGACACCGAGCAGGACGTCATCACGAACGCACCGAAGGTGCTGCAGGTCATTCGCGAAAATATCGATATCGACATCGAGTCAGAGCTGAAGATCACGAAAGCATCCATAGAGCGCGCGTGCAAGGCCAGTGCGCCAAAGGGCTCTGCGGCGGCGTTGACTCGTTCCGCCTTGTCGCTGCTGCGTCAGCACGACCTCATCGAGAAGACCATCATAAAACGCAAGGAGATTGTTCAACCATGATCTACGGAATTGTCCCCCGCTTCACAGAATGCGGCAAGGTTAAGCTCGGTGGCCTTGGTGAGCCACGCAAAGCGAGCAACGGGAAGACTTGGCGCATGCCGGTGAAGTACGACTCGTTTGTCATCACCAAGACGTTCCGCAACGCGCAAGGTGATCTGGAGCCTGATGTTGCGCTCATGGAGTCGATGCAGACCGACCCCGATGGGAAGCTGCGAGCCATCCCCATCGTGCTGCATAGCGACGACATCGACGAAGTATTCCCAACAGCATACGCGCGGTATGTGGGGAAGAAGCTGCATTGCTCTGGCGATGGGCAGGTCGCGACGCGTTGGGAGATGAAGAAGGACGACAAGGGACGGTTCGTCCGTACCGGCGACAGCAAGCAAACGAAATGCACGTGCGAGTTCCTTGAAGACAAGGACCGTGGCTGCAAGCCCCACGCGATACTTTATTGCTCGATTCGCGTTCCAGGCCTGGCGGTTGCGGGTGCGATCCATACGCTTCGGACAACGAGCATCATCACCATTCAGCGAGTCATTGGGTCTTTGCTGCAAATAAAGAAGGCCGTGGGCATGATCCAAGGCCTGCCGCTGTGGCTCGTGGTTCAGTCTGTCCCAACGGAGAATGGGACCGTTTACTGCGCACATATCGAACTGCGAGCAGTCGACGTGATCGACGCACAGAAGACGGCACTGGAATCGGCAAAGATGCGAACGTCGTTGCTCGGTGAGGTGGACGCGCTCAACAGAAGCTACCGAGCCATGCTGCAAGCCCCGGCATCATCTGATGAGTCGGATGACGAGCAAGAGGCGGTAGCCGCAGAATTCCACCCGGTTGACATCGAGGACGAGCCGACACAGCCCCCCGCTGGACGATCATCATTCAGGACTAAGCAAAAAGAAGCGCCGAAAGCACCAATAGACGATGAGCCCCCACACAATCCCGACACTGGTGAGGTGATCGAGGCACGGCTGGACGACACAGAAGATCATGCTGGGTTCTAAATTTCAATGCACAAGGCGAGGAAAGAAAATCATGAGCCACATAGTCGCACTCGAAGCCACCAATGTGAAACGTCTCCGAGCGGTATCGATCAAGCCAAATGGCTCACTCGTCGTAGTGGGCGGCGCGAATGGCAACGGAAAGACATCCTTGCTCGACAGCATCGCCATGGCCCTTGGGGGCAAGGATTGCATGCCCGCAGAGCCCCTCCGCAGGGGCGCGAACAATGGCCAGGTGGAGGTGACCCTCGATGACGGTCTGGTCGTCAAGCGC